GTGTATGCCAGCGTGTATGCCCGTGCTTTCTTCGAACTGGGGCATACACGGATGAAAAGAAGTGAGATCAAGCGCCGGCCGCTGGCTGATACGGTGCTGGCCAGCCTGGAGCCGGAGTCAAAGGTTTATCGCGAGCATGACGGCGGCGGGCTCTATTTCCGGGTGAAGCCGAACGGCCATAAAAGCTGGGAATTCAGATACAAGCGGCCAGACGGAAGGTGGAGCTGGGCCGGCGTGGGTGCATATCCGGAAACCAGCGGAGCGCTGGCTCGACAGAAAGCGGCGGAACATCGATCGGCACTGGCTGCCGGCAGGGAGATCGTCACCAGCCAGGCGGCGAGGGCGGAGGCCCGTATAGCGGCAGGCCAGAGTTTTGAGGCGCTGGCCAGAGAATGGTTTGCCGCCAGAAAGCACTCATGGCAGCCAGGCACTGCAACCCGCATCATCGGCTCGCTGGAGCTTCATGTTTTCCCGAAAATGGGCGCGCGCGACTTCACCCATATTATGCCGATCGAATGGATGGACTTTTTCCGCCAGATGGAGAAGAAGGGCATCATCGATCAGACCGGCAACGTCCGGCGCTACTGCCGGGACATATATGACCTGGCAAGAGTCACCGGGCGCGCGGTGCACAACCCTATAGAAGGGCTGCATAAGTACCTGTCCACCCGGCCTGCGCAGAACTATGCCCACGTTACCCTGGCAGAACTGCCGGAGCTGATCACTGCCATCAAGTCCTACCCCCATGCAACTGATGTATCGATAGGCCTGCAGCTGCTGATGCTGACGTGTGTTCGCCCCAGCGAGCTGCGCGAAGCGACCTGGGCAGAGTTCGATCTCGCTGTTCGGCTGTGGAGCATACCGGCTGAGAGGATGAAGAAGCGCAGGGACCACGTTGTGCCGCTGTCCGCCCAGGCGGTCGAGCTGCTGCAGCAGCTGCATTATTTGAACGGGGCTCGTCCTCTACTTTTCCCTGGTAGAAACGACAGAGCCAAGCCGCGCAGCAACATGGTGTTCAGCATGGCCCTGCGACGGCTCGGATATGGCGGCCGACAGACCGGGCACGGCTTCCGCCACATTGCCAGCACAGTGCTGCGTGAAAACGGCTTCGCTCGCGAGCATGTAGAGGCGCAACTTGCGCACGTTGAACAGGGTGTCGCCGGGGTCTACAACAAAGCCATCTACCTGGAGCAGCGCAGGCACATGATGCAATGGTATGCCGATCTGCTCGGCAGCTTGGTAGAGCCGGACGAGTGAGCGAGTTTTAATGCTGAGAGGCCGCCAGTGTGCGGCCTTTTTTGTGTGAGCGCCTGTGCTTTTTACATAGAAATGCGCGCATATGCGCCCGCGTTAGCGCTATTAGCGTTTTTCCATGGAGCCATCGGAAAAGGGTAATATCGGTAAGGTGTGACGCCGAAACGCTCTGTAACCCAATGAAATCAAACGGTTAGAAGTATTTAAGAAAGGTAATTTATTGGTAATACAAAGGTAATGGCATTACCTTTACAGAGGGTAATATCTGACAAAAACAAACATCAATAGAATCAACGAGTTACATAAATATTACCTTCTAAATTACCCATTATTACCTCTGCATGGTAATGCGGAAACTTCAATAAAATCAAAGAGATATAGTTGATTTCAAGCGCCGCATTACCATATTACCCTTTTCCGATGGCGACCTGAAAAAACGCCGGCCCAGCTGCTTTGCGCTGCCTTGAAATCCTCCGCTCCTGAAGGGTTCCGAGGAAAGCCAGCAAGCCGATCGGCTGCACCCAGCCCGCGTCGGGCCTTGCCCTGGCACGCCTGAAGGGGCGAAGAAAAAGCGCCCTATTTAGCCCGCAGGTGAGGTGGGGGGAAGATGGCGCGCGCCAGGTGATGCGCCTCCGGGGCTGGCCGCCCGACCAGCTGCCGACCCAAGCTGCAGGCGCCCGTCATTTACCAGTTGCGGATTAGGCTGCAGGCCCTGAATTTGCTGGAGCAGCGCGGTTTCGGTAGCGCTTGATACCCGCGAATGCTATGATTAACTGGGGCCTTTTCGGTCTATAGCACATTACTTTCAAGCCTCACACGCACAAAAAAACCGCCCGAAGGCGGCTTCTTGGTGAGCAACGCTTTAGCTGTCAGACCCTCCTGGCAGCTCGTACTGCTTAAACTGAATCACCTCTTCACCAAGCCAGTCATTGACCTGCAGCATGCGGGTTTGGATAGGCTCCAGTTCGTTCGCTGCGTAGACCAGGGCGGCATCCCGGATTGATCCGAAGCCCCCAGCGTTGGTCGGCACCACGCCCATTAGTTGCGGCGGGATCCGCAGTCCCGCCAGCATGTCATCCCGGGTAATGTTTTTGATATTGCTGAACTCATCCTTTGCAGCCACTTCACTGACAGGGATCACCTGCAAGCCGTCCTTCTTGCCGCCCGGTGAATACACGAAAAGGTTGCGGAAGTTGCCCGGGCCTTTGGCGTTTTTCAGTGCTTCACGCAGAGCGTTGACGTCACCCTCGTTCTGCGCCGGGTCGTTCATGTAGAGAATGAATCCGGCGTGGGATCCGTTGTTGTAATACTTGCGGCGGAAGAGTGTGGCCGACTCATTCAGCAAAGCGGACTGCAGAGCCGCCAGCCATTCCGGAAGACCATATATTTCCTGATTGATGTCAGCCTCGCGCAGGTGACAGATGGTGCCTTTATCGAATTCGTGTTCATCCTTCCAGCCGCGAACCATGAAGTAGCTGTCCAGATCGACGCCGCGGCGCATGTATTTGGCCAGCACCGGCTGCAGCGTGATTGATGTGCCGATCATCGAGCGGCGACGCTCCAGATAGGCGTTGCCGCACCAGAGCCAATCCAGAGCGAACTGCTCAAACGCGGCCCGGGACAGCAGCCGGTGAGGAATGAAGGTGCGGCTCAGCATGTTGCGCTTGAAGGTCAGCCCGGACTGCAGGTAGACGCTGGCCTTGGTGGACCTGGCCAACCCGTCCAGACTGATCGGCGGCTCGTACCACCGGCCATTCCACCAGCACTCCAAGTAATCAAGCATGTCGCCGCCATCGAGCACCGGAGCCGGATCGCCAAAGGTGAATGCCTCGATGCCCGCGTTGCTGGCCGGGGCGGTTGCAGGTGTTTCGCTAGTCATCAAAATGTCTCCATGAAGCTGGTGTTCTGGGAGGTCATGCCTTCCAGCGGCTCGTTGTGCAGTGCGTGGAATAGGGCCCAGGCTAGATCTGCATGCCCGGTTTCATCGGTGCGGCCGGCGGTATAGGTCATCTGCCGGCCGCTGGCCGTGGTGGTTTTGCGGATCGCCATCAGCGAAGAGGCAAGATCAGTCCAGCCGGCATCGAACTCCAGCCGGCCTTTGTGGATGACGTCATAGGCCTTGAGCACCAGGCGGGTCTTTACTTCAGGCGAATAGCTGAAGGTGGTCAGATTTGGGAAGAAGCTCTTGACCAGCTGCGCTACGCCCGAGCCCATACCGGTCATATCGATACCGATATAGGTTACCCAGTAACGCATCGTTACCTGCCGGATCGACTCGGCCTGCGCGGCAAAGTCCATGCCGCGGAACTGATGCCGCTCCAGTACGCGGAATTTCCCGCCAGGCACCAAGGGAGGCGCGACGACTACCAGTCCGGCACTGTCGCCGGTTTCGGCCGGGTCATAACCCACCCACACCTGCCGATCACCCAGCGGGCGCATGGCGAACGGCTTGTAATCTTCCGCCCACTCGATCCAGCTATCGACCATGCACGGTTGCAGCATGGCCAGCGGAAAGATACTGGCCCCGTCATCAACGAACTGGCACATCAGCAGGTTGGCGTAAGCGTCAGCGCTGTACTCCTGGCGCAGCTCCTCGATATCGAACAGGTCGCAGCCGCGCCCCTGGGCGTCAAGGATGGTGACGATCTGCCGCCAGAGCTTGTCCTCGCAAAGCCGACCCTGCTGCAGCGCATCATGGGACACATCGATCGACAGCCGCTGTGCCGCGGGCTTGCCCTTATTGAATCGCTCACCCGTCCAGAAGCTATACGCTTCGTGCGCCATGCTCGACGGGGTCGAAAAGTAGGTGCGGCGGTACTGCTTCTGCATCGCCATGCCGCTGGCCACCTTGTTGAGCTCGTCGAAACGGTGGGTCCAGAAGAACTCATCGAAGTAGAAGTTGCCGTGGTAGCCCTGGGCAGTGCGCGCGTTTGTTCCAAGAAAGTGCAGCTCAGCGCCATTGCCTAAAACGATAGGGTCGCCGGTCAACTCGATACCGCATACATCCCGGGCGAACGCCTGGATGTAGCCCTTGAAGATATGTGCCTGATTCTTTGATGCTGACAGGAAGATCTGATTGCGCCCGGTGGCCAGGGCATCGAGCAGCGCCTCCCTGGCAAAGTAATAGGTCGCACCGATCTGGCGCGACTTGAGGATTGCCCTGGTTCGCTGATTTCCCGCGCGAAACCAGTCCAGCTGGTATCCAAAACAACCGTCGGTGAACGCCTCGGTCAGCGTCTCGATGTCCTTCTCGCTGAAATCATTGCGCCGGGGCTTTTTCTTCGGCCCCTCGTTGCGCTTGGCAATATTCGGATTCAGATCTGCCTCGGTACCGCCCTCCTGGTAGCGCTGAATTCGTGCCTGCCGCTCCAGCTGTCGATGCAACAGGTCGATCTCTTTGAAGTCGCCACCGGACTTGCCGTCCTTCAGGATCAGCTGAACCAGCCGAGCCTCCAGGGCCCCGCCGATCCGCTCGACGCAGTCGGCTCGATCCCACTCGTCGCGACTCTTCCAGGTGTGCAGCGTTTTTTCTTTCTCGCCAAGCAGGTCGGCGATATCGGTAACGCGCCAACCCATCCAGTACAGAAATTTGGACTGGCGCCGGTTATCACGTTGAGAAGAAAGTTCGATTGATGTATTCATGCCGCAGATGCTGACGCCCGCGCGCGATAGCTACACGGCATTGCCACTGTATAGCCCGCCCCTACAAACCGACCCCATTGCCCGCGCGGCGCTGCATGCCGACCATGGCCTCAACTCCTACGCCCACCACGTAGCCACATTGAGGTTTGCCGCATGAAGAAGAAATTCCGCTCCAAATGGTTCCAGGTCGCCACTGAAGGCGCCACCACGGATGGCCGCCAGATCGAGCGCTCATGGATCGAAGAAATGGCCGCGCAGTACGACCCAAAGACCTATGGCGCGAGAATCAACTGCGAACACATCAAGTGGTCCTGGCCGGGCGGGGAGTTCGGCGCTTACGGCGACGTGCTGGCACTGAAAGCTGAAGAAGTCGAAATCGGCGGCAAGAAAAAGCTGGCCCTGTACGCTCAGATCGAGCCCAACGAAGCGCTGCTCGCGCTGAATAAGGATCGACAGAAGATCTACACCTCAATCGAAGTCCGGGAAAAGTTCGCAGACACCGGCAAGGCCTACCTGGTCGGCATGGCTGTCACGGATTCCCCCGCCAGCCTGGGCACTGAAGCCCTGGCGTTCAGCGCGCAGCACGGGACACTGAAAGAACGCAAGACGCACGAAGACAACCTGTTCACCGCCGCGGAAGAGGCGGAAATTGAATTTGAGGAGACCAGCGAAAACGATGCTAAGGCCACCGGCATATTCAAGCGTGTCGCTGATCTCCTCAGCAAGAGCAAGGAAAAAACGGTCAAGGATGACGCCCAATTCTCCGAGCTGACTGATGCCGTCGAGGCGCTGGCCAACCATGCCAGCAAGCAGAACGACGATTTCTCCAGCCTGCAAGAAAGCCATAAGGCGGCTGCCGAGAAAATTGAAAAGCTCAGCAGCCAGCTGACAGAGCTGACCACCAAGCTCAGCAACCAAGCTGACCCAAATCAAACCCAGCGCCCCCCTGCCACCGGCGGCGGCGATACCGTCCTGACCCAGTACTGATACGGATCCTTCGGAGAACATTATGCGCAACACAACACGGATAGCATTTACCCAATACTTGGGGCAGGTAGCTAAGGTCAACGGCGTCGCATCGGCCGCCGAGAAGTTCGCAGTCGAGCCGACGGTTCAGCAGCGCCTTGAAACAGCCATTCAGGAAGCCAGCGGGCTACTGCAGCGGGTCAACGTCATCGGCGTTACCGATATGACCGGCGAAGCGCTGCTGCTTGGCGTGAACGGCACTATCGCCGGCCGCACCGACACATCCGACAACAAGCGCCGCCACCCGCGCGACGTTCACGCGCTGTCGAAAGACAGCTACGCCTGTAAAAAAACCGACTTCGACATCGCCTTCCCCTATGCGCTGCTTGACGCCTGGGCCAAGTTCCCCGACTTCCAGACCCGGCTATCCGGCGCAGTAGCACAGCGCCAAGCGCTGGACCGCATCATGGTCGGCTTCAACGGCACGTCGGCTGCGACGACAACCAGTCGCGCTACCAACCAGTTGCTGCAGGACGTCAATATCGGTTGGTTGCAGAAGATGCGCACTGGCGCGCCAGACCGGGTCATGGACGAGGGCGATGTAGCTGGCAAGGTCACTGTTGGCGCTGCCGGGGACTATAAAACCCTGGACGGCCTGGTCTTTGACGCCGTGCAGATGCTGGACCCATGGCACCGCAAGCACCCCGACCTGGTGGTGCTGGTCGATCGCGGCTTGCTCCACAGCAAACTCCTGTCCGCAGTCGAGAAAGGCGCCAACTCCAACCAGGAGGAAAACGCGACCGACGAGATCATCAGCAAGGCCCGCCTGGGCGGCCTGCCGATTGTCGACGCGCCTTTCTTCCCCGATGGCACCGTGCTGGTCACCACCCTGTCGAACCTGTCCCTTTACTGGCAGGAAGGTGCGCGCCGCCGCCATGTCAAAGACGAGCCAGAGTACGATCGTATCGGTGACTACCAGTCATCCAACGACGCCTACGTCATCGAAGACTTCGGCTTGGCGGCCCTGGTAGAAAACATCGAGGCGGTATAACCATGCTGAGCCCAGCCCAACGCAACCAGCTGCGCAAACGCGCAGCTCTGGAGTCCGCAGCAGTCGAGCCTGCCATGTCGATGGAAGGGGCGACGGCGTACGAACATCAACTGATGGCGCTGAATCAGGACCGCTTGCGGTTAAAGCAGGTGCAGTCGCAGCAGGGTAAGGCGGAGCTGAAGCGTCAGCTGATCCCTGCGTACGCCCCGTATATCGAAGGCGTTCTGGCTGCCGGCAAAGGTGCTCAGGATGAAGTACTGACCACCCTGATGGTTTGGTGCATCGATGCCGGTGATTATGCCCAGGCTCTGGCCATTGGCGCCTATGTGCTTGAGCACTCGCTGAAGATGCCCGACCGCTTTGCACGAACCACTGGTTGCCTACTCGCTGAAGAAGTGGCCAATGGCGCGCTGAACAAGCTCAAGGCCAGCGAGGACTTCGACAGCTCGGTGCTTTACACGGCAATGGAGCTGACAGCCAAACATGATATGCCAGATGAGGCGCGCGCCAAGCTGCACCTGGCCATCGGAAAAGCGCTGCTGGTGTATGCCGAAGCCAACCCGACAGATGAGCTGTATGCAGTCACCCTGGATCAGGCCCGCATCAACCTAGTCCGCGCCATTGACCTGCACAGTAATTGCGGCGGAAAGAAAGACCTGGAAAAGGTCGATCGCCTGCTGAAGAAACACGCCGAAACTATCGGCTAACCGAGCGTCCCCCCAGCGCCCGCCGGCGCGGGGTGCAAAGCAGGGCTGATTTCTCCCTTGCTGCGCACCCCGCCCACCGGCGACTTGGAGCAGCATCATGAGCGCATTCGTCGCTAGCGGAAAAACTGCAGATTTCACCCTAACCAACGATGACTGGTTCCCAGACATCGACGCGAACATTGCCCGCGAAAGACTGAGACTGGACGGCGCCGTCACCGACACACGCCTGGAGGCCGCCCTGGTCAATGCCATGCTCAGCGTCAACCAAGAGCTTGCCGCCTACAAAGCAGGCCATGCAGCGCAGCACCACGCCCTGGAAGACATTCCAAGTTCCGAAATCGACGGCGTCAGCCGCCTTGTAATTCTGTATAACCGCGCCGTGACATGCATCGCCGGCGCTGAACTGGTTGAGCGATACCGCAGCTACGACACTAGCGCCGATGGCGACCGAAACGCCGAAGCGCTGACCCCCAGTATTGACGAGCTCCGGCGAGACGCCTGGTGGGCCATCCGCGACCTTGCCGGCCGCGCACGCAGCACGGTTGAACTGATCTGATGGACATCGTCCGCGCCAACAAAAACGAGCCCGTAGACGCGATCTGTTGGCGGCATTACGGCCGCACCGCAGGTGTTACTGAGGCTGTTTTAGAGGCAAACCACGGGCTGGCGGATATGGGCACCTTTCTGCCCGCCGGCTATCCAGTCGCCCTTCCAGAGATCGAGGAGCAGGCCGAGCAGGCCGGCACAGTGAACCTATGGGACTGACACCAGCAATTCCCCGCGGGGACAAAGGAATGAAGCGCATGCCTGATAGACCGGAAACCTGGCTGTGGCTTGCCACTTGGCTGGAACACAACTTCCCGGCGCTGTATGCCGGAGCACTGGCCATGCTGGTGGCCATCTGGCGAATCATTTACAGCGGCGGACGGTTCCGCCAGCTGGCACTTGAAGCCCCACTTTGCGGCCTGCTCGGCGTTGGCGTCTCCTATGGGCCGTCACTCATAGGCGCACCGGCGGAGGCGGGCGTGTTTTTCGCATGCATGGTCGGTCTGTTCGGCGTCGAGGCAAGCCGCGCCGCTGCTGCCAAATTCATCAGGAAAAAGGTAGACATCCTATGACCAGCACACTCCGCCTCGGCGATAAAGGCCACGCGGTTCGCGACCTGCAGGCAGGACTGAAACGCGCCGGCGCGAGCCTGTATGTCGACGGCGACTTCGGCGAGAAGACCGAGGCGGCAGTGATGGCGTTCCAGCTACGCGCCGGGTTGGTAGTCGACGGCCTGGCCGGCACCAAGACCTTCCAGGCGCTGGCCGGTAGCGACTGCAGCGCCCTACTGAAAGAAGCCGACCTGGTCCGCGCAGCCGATCGCCTTGGCGCCGACCTGGCCGCAGTCAAAGCCGTCAACGAAGTCGAAAGCCGGGGCGAGGGGTTCTTCGCTCCAGGCAAGCCAGCCATCCTGTTTGAACGCCACATCATGCGCCGCCGGCTATTGCTGGACGAAGGCGAAGAGGATCTGAAAGGCCGGGTCGCATCACTGGAGCAGGCGCACCCCGGCCTGATCAACAAACGCCCCGGCGGCTACGCTGGCGGTTTGGCGGAATACCCGCGACTGGCCCGCGCAAAGATGATCGATACACCGTGCGCGATCGAGTCGGCGAGCTGGGGGCTATTCCAGATCATGGGCTTCCACTGGAAAAACCTCGGGTATGACAGCGCCCCCGACTTCGAGGCAGCAATGCAGGCCAGCGAAGCCAATCACCTTGATGCGTTCGTGCGGTTTATCGAGGCCGACCCAGCCCTGCACAAAGCACTGAAAGCGCACAAGTGGACCGCCTTCGCGCGGATCTATAACGGCCCGGCCTACGCCCGCAACCTGTATGACGTGAAGCTGCAGCGCGCCTATGCCCGGCATGCTGAGCACCTGCAGGCTGCCGCATGAGCGCGCTACGGCAGGCCCTGTACGGCGCCGGCCTTATCGCGGCGCTATGCCTGCTGATCTGGAGCCAGCAAAGCCGCATCGAGCGCGCCATCGAAGAGCGGGCCACCGCCCAAGGGCAGTCCCTGCAGGCGAAGCGAGAGACCGCCAGGCACCAGCAATTGATAGACCAGCTGGAGCAGGAGCTGGCTGTCGAGCGGGCTGCCCAGCTTGCACTCCGCAACCAGCAGGCCGGGATCCGCCAACAGCTGCAGCAGCGACAACAACGAATTAGGGAGCTCACCCATGAAAATCAACTGTTACGCGACTGGTCTGCTACTGATCTGCCTGGCACTGCTCAGCGCCTGCGCACCCGTCCAGCCATTACCGGCGCCGCAGATTATCAGGCTTGGCTGTCCCGCAGTGACGCCCTGCATTCTGCCCGCGACCAGCCCGGCGCAGAACGGCGACCTGCTGACTGACGCCGATCGCATCGAGGCCGCCTGGGCTGAATGCGCCGCCCAGGTCGACATCATCTACCAATACCAGGTGACCCATGAACAAGCCCGATTCACTCCGCGAGCACTTGACGCGAGCCATCCCTGAGTTGCGCAAGAACCCTGACCGCCTGCTGGTATTCATCGACAACGGCACCATGCGCAGCACCGCAGCGCCGGGCCTGTCATTCGAATACAGCTACACCTTGAACCTGATCTTCACCGACTTCGCCGCCCATCCGGACAGCATCGCTGTTCCTTTGTTCGCATGGCTCTTGGACAACCAGCGAGAGCTGATGGAAAACCCGGCCCGGGCAAAGGAATCAGTACAGTTCGAGGCCGACATTCTCGACAACAAGAAAGTGGATCTATCGATCACACTGCCGTTAACCGAGAGGGTCATCGTAAAGCAGCAAGCAGACGGCACCTTACAGGCCACACATCCACCGGAGCCGCAGATCGACCAGCCATTCGAGGCCAGGCGCTGGCAAACGACTGATGCGGCTGGCAACGTACTTGCTGAGTGGGACAGCCCTGCGCCGTGAGTGACGACCTGAAAGCCCTTGAAGACTGGGCCGGCGCCCTACTGGCCAAGCTGGAGCCTGGAGAGCGACGAAAGCTAAACCAAGGCATCGCCCGCGACCTGCGCAAAAGCCAGCAGCAGCGTATTACCGCCCAGCGCAACCCCGACGGCACCCCCTACGCCCCGCGCAAGGCCAAAAACTTGCGCGGCAAACAGGGCAGGGTAAAGCGCAAGATGTTCACCAAGCTGCGTACCGTCAAACACCTCAAGCTGCAGAGCAACGCCAGCAGCATCGGTATCGCCTTCATGAGCCGCACAGCACGGTTGGCCAGAGTGCATCAGTACGGATTGCGAGATAGGCCCGCCCGTAACTCGCCAGAGGTGCGGTATTCCAAGCGCGAACTGCTTGGGTTCAGTGCCAGCGACCTCGATATGGTCCGCGATCGCCTGCTCGACCATCTTTCCGAGCTGTAGCCCGCCATCCTACAAACCCAGACCCATGCCCGCGCGCGCATAACGCGGCAACATCCACGGCATGAACCCAATCGCCGATTTACGCCGCCGCCTCGACAACATGATCCGCCCTGGCACCATTTACGCCGTGGACCATGCCCAAACCCGATGCCGAGTGAAAACCGGCGACCTCCTGACCGGCTGGCTGCGCTACTTCGTCGGCCGCGCCGGATCCGTTCGCCGCCATAGCGCCCCCAGCCTGGGGGAGCAGTGCACCGTGTTCAGCCCCAGCGGGGAAATGGCCACCGGATTTGTTTTGGTAGGCATCAACAGCGATCAATTCCCGGCTCCCAGCGTCAGCCCATCCCTGGATAGCACCACCTATGCCGACGGCACGTGGTTTGGCTATGACATGGGCAGCAAAGAGATGACCGTCATCATGACGACCGGCGGAAAGATTACCGCTTACGCGCCCGGCGGCGTTGCGATCCATGGCGACGTCACCATCACAGGCACCGTTACCGTCAGCGAGGACGTTGCCGTCAAAGGCTCCGTTAAAGCCGATAAGGACGTGGTTGCCAGCGGCGTGGATCTGGTCACGCACACGCACGGTGGCGTAGAGCGCGGCAGCAGCAGAACAGAGGCCCCGCAATGATCGGCATGGACCGCATTACCGGCAAGCGCCTGACCGGCATTGATCACCTGCGGCAGAGCGTCACCGACATTCTCACTACTCCGATCGGCTCACGCGTCATGCGCCGCGATTACGGGTCATTGCTGCCTGAGCTGATCGACCAGCCACAGAACGCATCCACCACAGTGCAGCTGTACGCCGCCACTTGCGCCGCACTGCTGCGCTGGGAGCCTCGTATTCGCCTGTCACGTGTCAGCATCCAGAGCACCGCCGCCGGCCGCAGTCTGATTGACCTGGAAGGCGAGCGCACAGAAACCAATGAGCCAGTCAGCCTGCAGGTAGCGATACAAATGGGGGCCGCATCATGAGCAGCTTCACCACGGTCGACCTTACCCTGCTGGATCCGCCGGACATCGTCGAAGCGCTGGACTACGAAGTCATCTTCGAGCGCAAGCTGGCCACACTCGTCGAGCTGGACCCCGAGTTCAATGCCCTGGTCGAATCAGACCCGGCCTACAAGATCCTGCAGCTATCGGCTTACGACGAGATGATGCTGCGCCAACGCATTAACGAGTCCTGCCGTGCGCTCATGCTGGCCTATGCCCAAGACGCTGACCTGGATCAGATCGCCGCGAACTTCGGAGTGCAGCGCCTGGTTGCAGCCTCGGGGGACCCGAGCGCGATTCCACCGGTGCCCGAGACTTATGAAAGCAACGAAGATTTGCGCCGCCGAGTGCAGCTTTCGTTTGAAGGCTTCACCACGGCCGGAAGCCAGGGCAGCTATGTCTTTGCCGCCCTGAATGCCAGCGGCATGGTTCGAGACGCCAACGCTGACAGCCTGGTGCCGGGAGAAGTCCTGGTTTACGTGCTCAGCAGAGAAGGAAACGGGACAGCCTCTGAGCAGCTCATCGAAGCTGTCCGGGCGGCAGTCAATGCTGAAAAAGTCCGACCGATGACCGATAAGGTCACCGTGCTGTCGGCGGCCGTGAACGAATACGAGATCGAAGCCGTTATCACCACCTACCCAGGCCCCGATAGCGAAGTGGTGCGCGCCGCAGCACAGGCCGCCGCGCAAGATTATGTCGACGCCATGCACCGCATGGCCTATGACGTCACCCTGTCCGGCCTGTATGCAGCGTTACATCAGGCAGGCGTGCAGCGAGTGGACTTGATCCAGCCCGCCGCGACCATCGTCAACGGCGAAGGCCAAGCATCCTACTGCACCTCGATCGCGGTGACCGTGGCGGAGAATTATGATGTCTAGTCTGCTGCCTCCCAGCTCCACCGCCCTCGAAAGCGCACTTGAAAAGGTCGCCACTCGATTCGACGGCATCCCGGTACCGCTCCGCCAGATCTGGAACGCAGACACCTGCCCCGAGAACTTGCTGCCGTGGTTGGCCAGAGCGGTATCGGTCGACGTATGGGACACCAATTGGTCATCCGAGCAGAAGCGCGCTGCGATAAAAACCTCTATCGAGGTTCACCGACGCAAAGGCACCATCGGCGCCGTGCTCGAAGCGCTGCGCGCCCTTGGCTTTGAAGCGAGAGTCCAGGAGTGGTTCAACCAGGTGCCGCAGGCGCCGGAATACACCTACCGCCTGATCCTTGAGGCCAGCCAGACCGGATTCAGCCGCTCCGATATCGACCTGCTGCTGATGATGGTTGACAACACCAAGAACCTGCGCTCGCACCTGACCCACATGGCCCCGATCATACAAACCCAGGCAGGCCCGCGCACCGCATCCGTCGCCGGCCTGGGCAGCGAGCTGACGCTGACGCCAGGCATCGAGCAGGAGATCTCCATTCTGCCCGGCTTCTTCTCCGCAGAAGCGCTGATCAACAACGTCACCAACTATGCACTCGCGCAGACACTAGGGAACTGAAATGGCCAACCTACCCTTTGACCAAGCCGCCCAGCGCTTCCAGGACAACGAGCAGCGCCTCAACGTATTCATCAACGCGCCGGCGGCCGAGACGGTTTACCTGACGGTTGATGGGGATCCAGTACCAACACTGCCGTTCCTCCTGCCAGCAGTTGAAGCCGCCAGCGCTGCAGCCCGCGCTGACGCGATACGCGCGGATGCCGCGGCGGATGCCGCCTGGCTATCTGGCGGCGTTTACACCACGGTCGCCGAAGGGCTGCGCGAGACCGCCAACGAGCGTTATTTCTCGGTACCCACCGATGAGGCAGCGACATACCTGGCCCTGTATCGCAACGAAGGCGGCGTCGCCAGAGGAATCAAGTTCTACCCCAGCGCGGAGGCAGTCGAGAACGTCCGCATCGGCATGGCAGGCATTGCCACCGGCCTGGTGCGCACACAAACCCTGATGGTGCAGAGCAATGGCTTTGAATGAAGGAGACCGCCATGGCTGTTGATCCGACCGCGCTTGAAGAGATCCTGCGCACCGGTCCGGCACAGATCGACCTGCCGATCTACCAAGGGGCCAGCTTCACCATGCCCATCAGCTGGCACACCGAAGATGAAGCCGGTGAACGCAACCCCGTGGACCTGTCCGGCTGCTCGGTACGCATGCAGTTTCGTCGGCGCGTCAATTCGCCCGCCGTAGAGCTCGATCTCGGCGCTGCGAGCTACATCCGCATCACCGATCCACTGCAAGGCGAGATGCTTATCGACTTGCCGCCAGCCGTCACTGCCGCCCTGGCCTTTCGTTCCGGCGTACACGACATAGAAGTCGAATTTTCCGGCGGTGAAGTTTTGCGCTTCGCAAAGGGCATCGTTGTAGTTGATCGAGAGGTAACCAGGTAGCCATGAACGATACAACCGTCATCACCAAACCGGTGGTCCAGCCGATTGAAGTGACCAGCAATACCAGCCAGGGCATCCCCGGCATTTCCGCTTACCAGGTTGCTGTCCGCAACGGATACCAAGGCACCGAGCCGGAATGGGTAGACCTGATCGAGCGCGCCGCGCCATCAGCTGTACAGGCTCAGGAAAGCGCCCACGCCAGCCAGCTGGCCAAGCAAGAAGCCGTTACAGCAAAGGAGTACGCGCACGCCAGTCAGCTGGCTGCCAGCCAGTCTGCACAAAAGGCAGAGGCTGCAGAATCCGCCGCCACTGAGTCGCTGGGGAAAGTCAAACCCCTTGAGGAGGCTGCTCGGGGCGCCTCACAGGCCGCCGCCATCGCCGCCGGCACTGCAGTAGATGCTGCTGACTCAGCAAAGAATGACCGTGACGCCGCTGCCAACAGCGCCCTGTCCTCCAATAACTCACGCCAGTCTGCGTTGAGCAGCAAAGTGCTGGCAGAACAAAGCGCCACCACCGCAAGCAGCGCCGCCTCCGCAGCCCAGGGCAGCGCTTCCGTAGCATCGCTGGCACGGGATGTCTCTATTGAGCATGCCAATAAGTCCGAGACTGCAGCAGGCGTTGCCACCGAGCAGGCGCAGATTGCCAGCGCCATCCTGCCGGCCTTCGCCGGCATGGCCACAGATATTGTTCGCACCCAGACCATCATCATCAACCACCACGGATTCAATTAGGAGCAGCCCATGTCCCTGGACGTCCAGATCAGCGATCTAATCGCAGCAACCACGGATCTCACCGAGGCCGTCAACGTCAAGAAGCAAGTGCTTGACGACCGAGCCGACACAGCAACCGGCGCCGCTGACGAAGCCGCAACCAGCGCAAGCGAGGCCCAGGCCTCGGCCAGCGCCGCCGCCGGATCCGCTGGAACCGCAACCCTGAAAGCCAATGCTGCCGCCGCCAGCGCAGACACCGCAGCCTCCATCGTTACCGGGGGTACCGCGACACTGGAGCCAGCCGCCGGAAAGATCCCGTTGGCAAACAGCAAAGGCCACATTTCACCGGACTGGTTCATCGTCGATCAGCTGCGCGCCTCAGTCGAAGCCGCAAGCGGCGGCCGCATGACCGTGCTGTACACCGCCAACGGCGCACCGTGCCACATGCATGTGTTCCCAGCTTTTAACCTTGAGGATGTCGCCCCCGGCGGCGAGCTGGGCAGCGGCCTACACCCAGCCTTCATCTTCAATGGCCAGCCCGCGTCGGAAATCTTCGTCGGCGCCTATCTGTCATCGATGATGGGCAGCGAAGCCGTAAGCCTGCCGATGGCCGATCCGCGCACGAGCATCAACTTCGACAGCGCTCGCGGCCTGTGCAAAGCCAATGGCTCGGGCTGGGACATGATGAGCAACTTGGACTGGGCCGCTATCGCGCTCTGGTGCATGGCCAATGGTTACCAGCCGAACGGCAACACCGATTACGGTCGGCATCACACCAACAAATGGGAGGCAGCGCGCCGTCAGGACGGCTTTGCGCCGGGCGGCAGCGGCACCGCTCGCACGCTCACCGGATCCGGGCCTGCAGCCTGGTCGCACGACGGTACACCTGCAGGAATCCATGACCTGGTCGGCAACGTCTGGGAGTGGATAACCGGCATGACGCTACAGGACGGCCGCGTCTGGCTGGCACCGGACAATGGCCTGACCGACGAACCCTCGCTGATCGACACCGGGTTTGACCTGTCGAATGCCACCCAGTGGGCAACTCACTCAAGCGAAGGCGCAAGCATGCTGGTTAAACAGTCGCTGATCGCCCCAGCAACCCCGGCACTGTCGCCTGAAGGCCGCCTGTACGTCACTGCTGAAGGTGAGCGCATGCCGTATCGCGGCGGGGATTGGTATAACGCGGGCATTGCTGGCCTGGCCGCGTTGAGCCTCAACCGCGACCGCGCGAATTCGACTTCGACTCGTGGCTTCCGTCTCCGCTTTCGCGCTCAGTAATCTGCGGTCTGCCGTCTGTCTGGCCCGGCGATAGCCGGGCCTAAGGGTTTTATGTGTCACAGCAAGATTTGCAAATCAGACTGAAGGTTGAAGAAATGATCCTTTATGCCTACTCACCGCTGCGCAACTTTCCGAAGGCGGAAAAGCACGTGCTGTCGGCGGAAATCCGCCAGTGCATGTTCCGCCTGTTGCGCCTGGTGGTAGTCGTCAACCGCCGGTACCACAAGAAAACCACCATGCAAGACCTGGACGCGGAGCTGGATCTGCTGCGCTCATACGTCCGGCTATCGCATGAACTCACCTTTCTACCCTTCCGCCAGTACGAGATCTGGTCCCGCCAACTGGCGGAACTCGGTCGCATGATCGGTGGATGGCTGAACTGGGCGAAGGCCCAGTCATGAGAGAAGGGTCTGGCGTCAACAGTGAGCGCATGCCGAATCGCGGCGGGAATTGGAATAACGCGGGCAATGCTGGCCTGGCCGCGTTGAACCTCAACAACGACCGCACGAATTCGAATTCGAATCGTGGCTTCCGTCTCCGCTTCCGATCCTTGACGAGCCAGAAGTGCTGCCGTTACGGCGACAGCTCCAGTGCTCGATCGAAAGGATGTCAGATCCCCGCCGCAAGGCGAAAAAACCTCAGCAGCCGGCGCGTGGTACCGCACCGGGAAGCCTGTCGGCTGCGCCCCCAAGGACAAGCATGAAAACCCACAACGGATTGTTTGAACAGATCATCACCTTTGACGCGCTTTACCGTGCGTACAGGCGAGCCCGCAAGGGCAAGCGCAAGTCATGGCCCTGCCTGAACTTCGAGCGGGATCTCGAAGGCAACCTGATCCAGCTGCAGAACGAGTTGATCTGGGGCCAGTACCGCACCGGCGGCTACCGGTCATTCCAGGTAAGCGAGCCCAAGGTGCGCACCATCACCGCGCTCACCGAATTCCGCGACCGCGTCGTCCAGCACGCCCTAATGGAGCTGCTGGAGCCGCTGTGGGAACGCAGCTTTATTGCGCACAGCTACGCCTGCCGGGACGGCAAGGGAGCCCACGCTGGGGCTGATTACGCCCAGGCCATGATGCGCGACTGCTTGCGCCGTCACGGCAGTCTCTACGCGCTCAAGGCCGATGTGCGCAAGTACTTCCCCAGCGTCGAGCATGCAGCCCTGAAGCGCCTGATCCGCCGTAAGATCAGCGACAAGCGCATCCTCCAGCTGCTGGACAACATTATCGACAGCTACAGCGAGCCAAGCACGCCGGGTCGCGGCATCCCCATCGGCAACCTAACCAGCCAGCTGATGGCCAACGTCTACCTGGACGCGCTCGACCAGCACGTCAAATGCCGGCTGCGCGAAAAGTGGTATTGCCGTTACATGGATGACTTCATTGTCCTGCACCCAGACAAGCGGCACCTGCAGGCGCTACGGCTGGATATTGAAGCCTGGCTTGATCGCAACCTGAGCCTGGAGCTGAACCACAAAACGGTCATCTTCCCGATCGCCACCACCCACGGCCGCGGGCTCGACTTCCTCGGCTATCACCTGTGGCCGCACAAGCGGCGGCTGCGCAAGGCTAGCCTGAAGCGTTTCAAGCGCCGCGTCCGGCGCCTTCAGCGCCAGTACGCCAACCGCACAATCGGCTTCCCTGACATTCATCAACAGCTATCCAGCTGGATAGCACATGCCCGCCATGGCGAAGCGATACCCGCCATCAGCAAGTACCTGAAAGACCGACCATTCCGGAGAGAAGATCATGACTGAAGCCAACGACCAGCAAGCCCCGCAAGAAAGCCACAGCGACTGGGCTATCCGCATCACTGAGCAGCGCCGCCTGTGCGCCTACGCACACCCAGAGATCGGCTCAGATCGCCACTTTGCAGAAGCCAATCGGCTGGAGGCCGAAGGCCTGATTGACGAAGCCCAAGCGGCTCGCGCTGCCGGCCTGGCTCGCTACACAGAGATCAAGTCCATGTATCCATGGCCGGGCGCGTAAGCCCGGCACCAGGAGCACGAAATGAAATATTACTCCCTGAAATTCAAGCGCGATCTGGACGGCTGGGGCGGCAAGGCCCGCATGTGGAAGATCCAGATATTGGAGAAGTACCGCCATGACAAAGGGTTGCTTGAGCACGAGAAGTTCCACGTTCGACAGTGGTATTACGCAATGTTTGCCACCTTTGCCATTGCTGGCGTCCTGGGCGTGTTCGTGCAGCCCGGCTGGGGCCTGATCGCCCTCTTTGGACCCTTCGTCCACAGCAGGCTGAGCAGCAACAAGTACTACCGGAAGTGGGGCGAGATCCGCGCATACCGCATCCAGCTGAAAACGGGCAACTACCACAGCCCTCAATTCGCAGTGAACGCCCTCATGACCAAGTACGGCCTGGGCATGAGCGAAAAGGAAGCCAGAAAGGCGCTGGGCCTCAGCTGACGTAAAGCACAAAGGAGCACTACATGCCCACATTCAAATCGATTCACACCGCTCACGGCCTGCAGCGCATGGCTGCGGCCGAGGCTGCAGGACAGCCAATCAACATCGTCGAAATGGCCGTAGGCGATGGCAATGGCAACCCGGTTGACATCGATGACCAGGCTGACGCAACCGGCCTGGTACGCGAGCGTTTTCGCGCCGAGATCAACCGCGTGTACGCCGACCCCGAGCGCGACAACAGGTACTCCGCCGAACTGATCATCCCGGCTAGCGTCGGCGGCTTCACTCTGCGCGAGATAGGTATCTTCGACGAGCAGGGCGGCCTGTTTGCCGTGGGCAACCTGCCTGAAACCTACAAGCCCTCTGACAGCGAAGGCGCCTTTGCCGATACCGTGGTGCGCTTCGAGTTCCTGGTAACCAACGCCAGCGTTGTCACCCTCCAGATAGACCCGAACGTTGCCGTAGCGACCCACACCTGGATAATCAACAACGTCACCATGGCCACACTGCTGCCCGGCGGCACCACCGGTCAGATCGCCAAGAAGGCCAGCAACGCCGACGGCGACATCGTCTGGAGCGACCCGGACGACATCAACATCACCGTCAACACCATCGACGAAGAGCAGACACTGGCCGACAGCCAGACGCTGGTGGATCTGGCCGTAGTGACCACCCGCGGGCTGGCGGTCTACGTCGACGGTCTGCGCCTGTATGAGGGCGCCGGCGCAAACCGCTGGCAGAAGGCGCCGGAACCTGACAGCGTCACCCGCATCGTGCTGGGGCAAAGCTATCCTGGCGGCACCAAGCTGATCGCCGCCCAGAACGAGCCAACCGGCTTCGCCCCGTCACCACTGGAGCGCAGCAAGAACCTGTCCGACCTGGACAGCAGACCAGCGGCACGCGCCAATCTGGACGTTTTCAGCAAGGCAGAAACGCGCCACATGGCGCCATCAGGAATGATTGCCCACTTCGCCCGCAACACAGCCCCCACCGGTTGGCTGAAGGCGAACGGCGCGGCCGTCAGCCGATCCGCCTACGCTGATCTGTTCGCCGCGATAGGCACGGCCTTTGGTGCTGGTAACGGCTTCACAACGTTCAACCTTCCGGATCTGCGCGGCGAGTTCCTGCGCGGCTGGGATGATGGGCGTGGCGCGGACGGTGGGCGTGAGTTCGGCAGCAGCCAGGCCGGCGAGCTCCAATCCCACGCGCACCAAGGCTCGGCTGGCAGCGCAGGCGCTCACGCGCACACGGGGACAGCGGCCACGGCGGGGAGTCACAGCCACGGGGCAACCACCGGGTTATCAGGCCATCACAATCACCGGCTGAGCGGACAAGCCGCCGGCGGCGGCGGTCGCGGCCTGGATGACGAGAGCCAAGGCTCAGGGTGGAGTAGCGACAGGATTGAAGCTGCAGGCAACCACACCCACTCCGTTTCCATCGGCACCGGCGGAGCGCACACCCACACGGTATCAGTCGGCTCCGCCGGCACCCACAACCACAGCATCGAGGTGGAGGCCACTGGCGGCTCCGAAACCCGCCCGCGCAACATGGCCATGCTCGGTTGCATAAAATTCTAAGGAGCGCCCATGATCGTTTACCAGTACGACGCAGCAGGCATCTACCAAGGCCAGACCGAGGCGGACGAAAGCCCGCTGGAGCCCGGCGTCTGGCTTATGCCAGCCCGCACTACTGCCGTAGCCCCGCCGGATGATGTGCCCGAAGGGCATCGGCCTCGATGGAACGGCGTAAGGTGGGACCTGATCAACCAGCCCCGGCCGAAGGGCGGCGACCCTGTCGCCAAGCTGGCCGCGTTCCTCGCAGACAACCCGGACGTGGCGGCGCTGCTGAGCCAAGACTGACCCGCATGCCACAAAGAACCCCGCCATCGCGGGGTTTCTGCCCTGTAGAACGCACCGCTACAACTACCCCTGCTCCCAATCCACGCGCCCACGCGACAGCATGAACCCCTGACAGTAACCCACCCATTGCAGGGAACCCACCATGCCCGATCAATACCATCACGGCGTCCGCGTCATCGAGATCAACGAAGGCACACGCCCGATCCGCACCATCTCCACCGCCGTGGTTGGCATGGTGTGCACGGGCGATGACGCCGACGAAGCGGTATTCCCGCTGAACAAACCCGTCCTGCTCACCAACGTGCACGGCGCCATTGGCAACGCCGGCACCCAAGGCACCCTGGCGCGCAGCCTGCGGGCCATTGCCGACCAAACCGCACCATTCACCATTGTTGTGCGCGTGGAAGAGGGCGACGACGAATCCGCCACCACCACCAACATCATCGGCGGCGTAGAAGGCGGCCAATACACCGGTATGCAAGCACTGCTCGCAGCCAAGGCCCGACTGGGCGTCACTCCGCGTATTCTGGGCGTGCCCGGCCTCGACAGCGAAGCCGTCACCACCGCCCTGGTCGCGCTGGCACAGCAGCTGCGCGCGTTCGTATACGCCAGCGCCTGGGAGTGTGCCGACAAAGAAGCGGCCGTTGCCTACCGCGACAGCTTCGGCGGACGCGAGTTGATGCTGATCTGGCCGGACTTCGAGTCCTGGAATACCGCCACCAGCGCAACCGACACAGCCTACGCCGTCGCCCGCGCCCTCGGCCTGCGCGCCAAGATCGACCAGACCGTCGGCTGGCACAAAACCCTGTCCAACGTCCCGGTCAACGGCGTTACCGGCATCGACAAAGACGTGTTCTGGGACCTGCAGAACCCAGCCACCGACGCCGGCTACCTCAACCAGAACGACGTCACCACGCTCATCCAGCAGGGCGGCTACCGCTTCTGGGGCTCGCGCACCTGCAGCGAAGATCCGCTGTTCGCCTTCGAGAACTACACCCGCACCGCCCATGTCATCGCCGACACCATGGCCGAAGCGCACCTGTGGGCCATCGACAAGCCCATGCACCCCTCGCTGGTGAAAGACATCATCGAAGGCATCAACGCCAAATTCCGCGAGTGGAAAGCCCTGGGCTACATCATCGACGGCAGCGCCTGGTATGACGAAAGCGCCAACACCGCCGAAACACTCAAAGCCGGCAAACTGCGCATTGACTACGACTACACCCCCGTGCCGCCGCTGGAAGATCTCAGCCTGCGTCAGCGCATCACCGACCGCTACCTGGTGGACTTTGCCAGCCGCATCAACGCCTAACCGGAGAGAACAGCCATGGCATTGCCCCGCAAACTCAAAAACATGAACCTGTTCAACGACGGCGAAAGCTACGTTGGCCTGGCCAAAACAGTCACCCTGCCCACGCTTGCCCGCAAGATGGAAGCCTTCCGCGCCGCCGGCATGAACGGCCCCGTGAAAGTCGACCTGGGCCTAGGCGACGATGGCATCCAGCTGGAATGGACTACCGGCGGCCTCGACGTCCAGGTCTTCCGCCAGTTCGGCATCACCCGTGCCGACGGCGTGCTGCTGCGCTTTGCCGGCGCCTACCAGCGCGACGACACCGGCGAAGTCAGCGCAGTCGAGCTGGTGGTGCGCGGCCGCCATGAAGAGATCGGCATGGGTGACGCAGAAGTTGGCGAAGACACCGAGCAGACCGTCACCACCACCTGCAGCTACTACAAGCTGACCGTAGACAACGAAGTGCTGGTCGAAATCGACATCCTCAACATGGTCGAAATCGTCGACGGCGAAGACCGCCTGGCTGAACAGCGCGCCGCCATCGGCTTGTAACGATTACCCCAAGACCGGCGCGGTGCCAGTCGCCCGCCGGCACACCAACACCCAAGGAGCACCACCCCCATGAGCAAGCCAGAAACCGATCAGGCCGCCCAGAAAGCCGAGCCGGCAGCTGTAGCGCCTGAAGCCGAAGCCGCCAAGAACCCCAACATGGAAGTCGTCGAGCTGGACACCCCCATCGTCCGTGGCGAGCACAGCATTGACAGCCTCACCCTGCGCAAGCCCATGGCCGGCGAGCTGCGCGGTGTCTCCCTGATCGAGCTGATGCAGATGGACGTACTGGCGCTGCGCAAAGTCCTGCCGCGCATCACCACGCCCACCATCACCGACATCGAGATCGGCCGCATGGACCCCGCCGACCTGGTCCAGTGCGGGGTCGCCGTCTCCGGTTTTTTGCTGCAGAAGTCGGCGAAAGCGGAAGCATCCCAAGGCATGTAGAAGACGCCATGGCCGATCTGGCCATGGTTTTCCACTGGGCCCCGGCGGACATGGACCCGCTGGGCCTGGCCGAATTGATGGAGTGGCGCGAACGCGCCCGCAAGCGAGCGGATACCAAGCATGGCGCGCGATCTTAAACTGGAAGTAGTGCTGGCCGCGATCGACAAGGCCACCAAGCCGATCCGTGGGATCATGGACAGCAGCGGGAGTCTGGCCAAATCTCTGAAGGAAACCCGCGATACCCTCAAGGGCTTGCAGTCTCAGCAAAAGGACATCAGCAGCTTCAGGACGCTGAAAGAGGCTAGTCGCAAGAGTGGCGATGAGCTTAAACAGCAGCAAGACAAAGTGCGAGAGCTGGCGCGGCAGATGGGCTCAACCGAGACCGCATCGAAGGGGCTTCGCGACGAGTTCGACGCTGCAGCTCGCAAAGCAAGAAGCCTCAAAACCAAGCATGGCGAGCACCGCACCTCACTGCAAAAGCTCCGTGACAAGCTCCGAGAGACCGGTGTAAGCACCAGCAACCTGGGCGAGCATGAGCGTCAGTTAAAGACCAAGATAAACGAAACCAATACCGCGATTACCAACCAGGGCACAAAGCTAAAACGCCTTACTGGACAGCATCGGCGTTATCACCAAGAGTTGGGCAATCTACGCGGCAGCCAGCAATTCGCTGGCAGTATGGCCGGGGTTGGTATGCGTGGCATGGCTGTGGGCGGTGCCGGCCTGCTCGGTGCCAGTCGCATGCTCGCACCAGGTATCAGCTACGGGGAACAGATGTCCGAGCTGCAGGCGGTTACTCGCTTGGGCAAGGATGACGATCAAATGACGATGCTCAAGGATCAGGCCCGGGCGCTGGGTGCGAGCACCGCCTTCAGCGCCACCGAAGTGGGGGGCGGCCAAACATTCCTTGCGCGCGCAGGCTTCACGCCCGAAGCAATCAGTGCCTCCATGGGTGACATTCTCAACTTGGCGCTGGCCAACGGCACCGACTTGGCGCGCACCGCCGATATTGCATCCAACATCAGCAGCGCTTTCAAGATCGACCCTGAGACAGAAGGCAATATCACTCGCGTGGCGGACGTCCTGTCTGGTACCGCCGCGCGCGCCAACGTCAACCTGGAATCGCTCGGCGACACAATGAAGTACCTGGGCGGCGCAGAAGACCTCAACCTGACGCTGGAGCAGGCCGCCACCATGGCAGGCCTCATGGGCAACATCGGTATTCAGGGTAGCCAGGCCGGTACCGCTATGCGAGCCATGATGAATCGCCTGACTGGCCCCGCCAAAAAGGGACGCGACGCCATGGAGTCGCTGAGTCTGCAAGTGGCTGATTCCAACGGCAAGATGCGTGACATGCCGGACATTTTGCGCGATCTGAACAGCGCTACTAAGGACATGGGCAACGTCCAGCGCAAGGCGCTGCTCACCGATATATTCGGTGCCGAGGCCGGCTCCGGTATGGCGGAGCTGGTCGGTCAGATGTCCGATGGCGGGCTGGATGACTTGCTGGACCAGCTGCACAAAGTCGCCGGCGAGAACGCCCGCATGGCTGCAACCCGGGCTGACAATATCGGTGGCGATCTCAAGGGGCTGAAGAGCGCCTGGGAAGAAATAGGCATCAGCATTTCCGACACCAACGAAGGCCCCCTCCGCAACTTGATAACGAGCCTGACCGGCGTTGTACGCGGCGTGGGTGAGTGGATGCAGGAGAACCCCGAGCTGGCCGGTACCATTGCCAAAATAGTCGGCTACACACTGGCATTCGTTGCGGCTATGGGCGCGCTCACGTTCGTGCTGGCCAGCCTGATCGGCCCGCTGGCAATGATCAAATTCGCCATGGTCACGTTCGCCGGCGCTACCTGGGCAGCCACCTGGCCGATACTTGCCGTCATCGCCGCCATCGCTCTGCTGGGCGTGGCAGCCTGGATGCTCTGGCGCAACTGGGATGGCGTAGTGGGCGGGCTCAAAGCGCTATGGGCCGACATGGTCGCCGTGGCGCACAGCGCCTTCAATGCGCTGCTGACCTTCTTCACTGGCATCTGGAGTGAAATCAAAGCCGCCTTCGACGGCGGCATCCTCGGCGTCAGCGCCCTGATCATCAACTGGTCACCGCTGGGCCTGTTCTACAAGGCCTTCGCGGGCGTGATGGGTTACTTCGGTGTTGACCTGCCCGGGAAGTTCACCGAGTTCGGCGGCATGCTCATGAGTGGCCTGGTCACCGGCATCAAGAATGGGCTCGGCGCCGTCAAGAATGCAGTCACCGGTGCCGGCGACCAAGCCATCGGCTGGTTCAAGGACAAGCTCGGCATTCGCTCGCCGTCCCGCGTTTTCGCCGCCCTGGGCGATGACACCATGGCCGGCCTGCAGGCTGGGCTGGATCGCAGTCAGGACGGCCCGCTGGCGTCCATCCTCAAGGCCGGCAAAGCCATGGCCGGTGCCGGTGCATTGGCGCTGGGCATCGGCGGGGCAGGGCAGGCACTGGCCGTGGATGGCCGCCCGCCCCTGCAGAGCGGCAGCGCCCCCGTCGTGGTGCAGGGCGACACCATCACCATCCAGCTTACCGCCCCGGCTGGTACCGACTCTGCTGAGCTGGAGCGCATGATCAACCGCGTAATGGACCAGCGCGAACGCGGCAAAGCGGCCCGTATCCGCTCCGCCCTGTACGACAACGAATGAGGTGCTACGCATGATGATGGCCCTGGGGCTGTTCGTATTCAGCCTGCCCACCGCCGCCTACCAGGACTTTCAGCGGCAAACCGCCTGGCGGCATCCCAGCAGCAACCGGGTCGGCGCCGGCCCGGTGCGCCAGTTCGTCGGCAAAGGCGAAGACACCATCACTCTGTCCGGCCTGATCGTGCCCGAGCTGTCCGGCAAGCGCCTGTCACTGGATGCCCTGCGCCTGATGGGCGACAGCGGCAAAGCCTGGCCCCTGGTAGAGGGTACCGGGCGTATCTACGGCCTGTGGGTCATCGACAACCTGAGCGAAACCAATACCCTGTTCTTCAAAGACGGCGCCCCGCGGCGTATCGAGTTCAGCATCACCCTGCAGCGCGTGGATGATAGCCGTATCGAGCTGCTCGGCAATCTGCTGGAAACCGTAGGCGGGCTGCTCCGATGATCGAGCGACTGGCCGGGCTGGCCAGCAACACCGCGCGCGCCCTGCAAAACGGTGCGCAGAATGCCGCCGACCAATACAACCGTGCCACCCACCATCCCCGGCCCATTTACCGGCTGGTGGTCAATGGCCAGGACATCACGCCCAAGATCGAAAAGCGCCTGCTCAGTCTCAGCCTGACTGATAACCGCGGCCTTGAAGCCGACCAGCTGGATTTCTCCCTGGAAGACCACGACGGTCAACTGGCCATCCCGCCGCGCCGGGCCGCCGTGCAGCTCTGGCTGGGCTGGCAGGACACCGGGCTGGTGTACAAGGGCAGCTACATCGTCGACGAGGTTGAGCACAGCGGCGCGCCGGACATCATCAGCATCCGCGCCAGTAGCGCCGACCTGCGCGCAGGCCTCACCCGCAAGCGCGAACGCAGCTGGCATAGCGTCACCCTGGCAGACATCATCTACACCGTGGCCAGCGCCTACAGCCTCAAGCCGGTCATTGATCAAGTGCTCGGCAAAATCCCGGTGCCGCACCTGGACCAGGCCGATGAATCCGACGCCAACCTGCTGACCAGATTGGCCGGCGACCACGACGCCATCAGCAGCGTCAAAGCCGGCCACCTGCTGCTTATGCCGGTGGGAGCCAGCAAGACCGCCAGCGGCATTGATCTGCCGCACATCACCCTGACCCGCCGCGATGGCGACGGCCACCGCTGGATGGAAGCCGACCGGGACGCCTACACCGGCGTGCGCGCCCATTACTACAACGACAACAGCGCCGAACGCCTGGACGCCATCATCGGCAACGATGACAACATCAAGACCTTGCGGCATGTCTACACCGACGAACAAAGCGCCCTGCAGGCCGCGCGGGCGGAGTGGCAGCGGTTGCAGCGCGGCGCTGCCACGCTCAGCTACACGCTGGCCCTCGGCAGGCCGGATCTGATCCCGGAAATGACCTACAGCCTAAGCGGCATAAAGCAGGAGATATCAGACACCGTCTGGCTGGCCAAGAGCGTCACCCACTCACTCAGTGACAGCGGCTACCTCACCAGTCTGGAGCTGGAAAACCAGCTGGCCGACGACCCGGATCTGGCGGCGCTGGTGGAGGGGGGCTATACCGGCGTTCTCGCCTGGTACCGGGACGAAAAGACTGGCAAACAGATCAAGGTCACCGAAGGCGACCAGACCAACCCGAAGCGGCTGAGCCATCTGTATGCGAGCAAGCACAGTGCGGAGAGGGCGGTGAAGAGGGAAATGGGGAGGCTTGTCAGTGGTGCCTGAAAATCGCCAGCATGGTATCGGCAACTCGCATGAATGAAAGGAGCGACCCGACTGCCAAAACTATCCAGATGCCGGAATACCAAGGTTGTGTGTGGTCCTGGAAAAAACCGATGACATTTATGGTGCAGAATGTCAGGTTGATCCATATGGCCTGGCCGATATAGGAAACCAGAAAGAGCATATAGCCGCTACTGCGCAAGTCGTCGATAATTTTTGAATTCATCGCGATCAGAATAGCTTTGCTGGTGGCCAAGAATCCAACCAGCACGCCTGAAACACCCAGAGTAGAGGACAGTAGGGAATCATTTTTTGGTAGCGATATGTTCAGTAAACTCCAGAAATAGAACGCCATACACATAAAAAAATATGGGTATAAACGTTCAAAAAGGAGTTTCACTTTAATATCTTCTTCCAAGAGTTGCGTGCCCGGCTCAAGCCCTTCCAGCGATCTTCCAGTGGCAGCCTGAGATCAAGCCCTGGCTTGATGTCTTCAAGCTCAACATATAGTCGCTGGGTTAGCAGGTCAAGGACCTCTATCGCATCGTCTTCATCTGTTTTGCCTGCAACCCTCAGGCTTTTCACTGCCTCGGGATTTCGTTGCGATAGATCTCGCAGAGCCCCCATGACATTGGAAACTGTGCCTCTGAGGCCATTCGTTTTATCACCGCCCGCAGACAATTCGATATCAATGATGCCTGCCTCGCACTTTTGCCCAAGGGCTACCGCATCCCGTAGGGCCACTCCGCGCTTTATATCATCCGCAGTCATTGCGCTGACATCGAGCTTGAACATCAACCTTTTCTTTATAGCCTTTTTCAACAGGCGTCTTTCAGTGTCAGGATCGAATTTGGGGTTGAATGTATAAACATTACTGGCGGCTTGGTCGTAGTCGCTAAGGTAGTTGCAGATCGCGCCTGAACGCACGCCTGAGTGGTTATATTGAATCAGGATATACCCAGTCGCTGGGTCATAAAGGGCACAGGTTTCTTCCGCAAAGGTTTCTCCCTTCTTGAAGTCGAACCCTTCGGTTCTCGCGTTTTTCTTTCCGCGTCCAGGACCTTGAGTTGCTCTGAACTTAGCAAACTCCATAAACCACAGCCCGTCTCTTTTTTCTATCGCGTCAATTCTGATTTCAGCCTTTGCGACCAACCGTATTCTTTTATTTAGCTTTTTTTCTTTCGCTACCAGCGCGAGCACATCTTCTAAGGCGGCCGATTGGTCGCTTGCCTCTACCTTGAAGGCATGTATTTTCATGCATAGTTCCTTTTTACTGTTATGAATAGCTGGCTCATCACTCTTTAATCGCCAGCGCATGAGCCGCTTCTTTGCAGTCAGGCAGCGCCGTGGGCAGGCAGGTTACGCAGCGGGGCAGGTTGGCACTGGCGTTGTGCAGTGGCTCGAAGCTCGGGTGCCAGGCGCCTTGGCCGGCAGGTAGCGCTTTGTACGCTGCGGACAGCTCTTCCCTCAAGGCGGACAGCTCGGCCTGATTCTGCCGCATCATGTCGCCGCACTGGCCCAGATCATTGTTTCTTGCTGACTCCATGGACATGCCGGCACCGACCAGAGCGGCCATGCGCGGGGTGAACTCGTCAAGGATGGCCTGGGATTCGGGGGCGAAGGTATCCTCTACAGGCTCAGGCTCAGGCTCAGGCTCAGGCTCAGCAGGCGATGCCAGTTCTGTCTCGGCCGCCTGGTTGGAGGGCTCAGGCAGTGCATCGGTCTTAACAGGAAGGACGATCTCTGGGGCGAGATCTTCCTCTCGAGCGTCGGCAGCTATTGGCGAGGTGCTGTCTTCAGGATCTACGAGGCCGGTAGCGACAAAGAACAGCATCACTGCTATCAGGGCAACCACTCCCACGGTCGAGCCTGTGAGGTGGCGTAGAAACCAGTTTTTGCCTTTCAGCTTTTTTGCAGCCAGCCACCACGCCGCAACTAGCGCGACCAATGCCAATAGAGAAGCGAAGCCTTCCATGTTTCCCGATCCTGTAAGACGTTGTAAGGCTTCCGATAATGCCATCTTCTGGCCATCAGGGACAACCGACTTAAGGACTATATAGGCAGGGTAGGTATGCAGCCGCTCAGCGGCTGCATGGGTGGCGGGGGTCAGCCAGGGTAGTTGGCCAGGGCCTCGGCGGCTTCCAGCAGGGAGGCTTGCTGCTGGCGGGTGAGTCGCCGGAATGCTGCTATGAGCACCGCTTCCTTGGCGCTTAATTTGGGATTGTCGGGTCGAGGGTTGTGAGGTAGGTCAGACATCGGTACTGCTCCATCCATGCTGGGCCACCGTGGCCATTCAGCGTTGGATACCTATTCTCTACACCTTTTTTCCGTGTCATCGGGGGAATAAGGTCGAATTGCTGCTTGTTTTGAAATCCAGGCGTCTACCTTTTCACTTCCGCTGCCTTTCGGCAGCAGCGGCCAGGGCGGCGACGGTTTCCCGGACGAAATCTTGTTGCTGCTCGCTCAGGGTTCGGTAGCTATTGATCAGAGCTTGCTCGTGGTCGGCCTGGGAGGCTTCGGGCGGTAGCTGACGCACCCCGGTTACCAGGTAAAGAATATCGAAGCCGAGGCGATCCATGGCTGCCAGATACATCGCGTCGGGGCTCCTTTCTCCTCGCTCGTAAACTCCTTGTGTCTTCTTTGTCACGCCCACTGCCTCGGCCAGCGCCTCCTGCGTTTGCCCCTGTTCTTTTCTTAATTCCCGCAGCCGACTCCCGATAGAAACCATTCGGTGATTTTCCATGTTGACAAAAGAACCGTTCGGTACCATTATTATCTCGTCTTACAGTTTGTTTAACGGTTTAAGTAACCGAGTGGTTACCAATGTATATCCAAAGGAGAGACCCAATGACCAACCACCCCAGCAAAGAGCAGTGCGCCGGCAAGCGCCCTCATGCGGTAACCAGGGATCTATCGCTTCCCCAGATCGCCCCGGATTTCTTTGATGGCGACCTCCAGGTGAGCCAATGCAAAGCGCAGGTCCTGACTGTCAATCCAACGCTCGACCCGGCTGTCGTGCGCGGGGTCATCCGGGTTGGTGTCTTTTCCATCCATGACCGCGATGACCTTTTCGTAAGCCTCGGTTAGTCGGCCCTGCAGCCTCCTGACCTCACCCTTGGAGTGAAACCCCATGAATAACCCCCTTATTGAACACGCTGATGAACTTCGTTTTTTGCTCGACAAGCTTGAGGCCGCGCTTCCTGTGCTCAAGCAGGAGTTGGAGCCAGACCCGGCCACGGACCCAGAGCTTCAGTCAATTGCCGTGCGGTTCGCCATCGGCGACATGATGGTGCCGCTCAACTTGATGCGCGAATGCCTGACCGGAGAGCAGAGCACATAGCGCTTTGCAGCCATCCGTCATTTTGTATCACTTTATAAGAGGTTGTAAGACATGACCACAAAGACCATTCCCCGTTCCCCATCGCCGCGCGGCTGCAGTGTGCCGCTGATGACCCACCTCACGCCGGAAGAGCGCGCCCAGCTGGTCAAGATGGCCGACCAAGAGGCTCGCTCCATGTCTGCAATGGCCCGCCTACTGATTGTGCAGGGCATGCAGCGTTATCAGGCTCAGGCATAAGGAACGCCAACATGTATCCCGACCCAAAACGCATTCGTAAGCACCGCGCCACGCTGAACCTGGACGACTACGAGCAAGGCCTGATCGACGCCCTGGTGAACTACACCGGGCTGAGCCAGGCCGAGCTGCTGCGCCGTCTTGCCCTGAGTGAAGCGCGGGACCTGCTTCTGGCAGAGCCCAATGTAGAACGGGCGATCGCCTGAACCCAGTGCCAGCAGAGTTACTTACTTATGCCCGAAGCCCATTTTGAATTCGACGAAGCCGACCGCGAACTGCTTGAACGCATCCAGCGGCGCTATGGCCTGCAGAGCTGCGAGCAGGCAGCGGAATGGCTGATCAAGGCCCGCTTGCGCCGGGCTGCCATCAAGTTAACCGGCCGTGGCCGGGCGCTGTACCCAATCAATAACGGGAGAGACTGAGAACGATGAGCACCTACAAACTGGTGTGCCCCCACTGCCGCAGCAAAGTGCGGATCCGCACCAGCGAGGGCGTGCACATCTTCCTGCGTGACACCTACCTGCAATGCACTAACGAGGTGTGCAGCTGGTCCTGTTACGCCCGGTTCGAGATGACCTATGAGCTGAGCCCCAGCTCCATGCCCAATCCAGCAGCGGTGCTCCCACCGGCTCCCAGCCGCGTCCGGCGCGAAGCAATGCCCCCTTCAGAAGAAGAACAACTTGATCTGCTTGACGACGAGGAACTGACCGATGAAAGCATTTAAAAAGGACTACCAGGAAACACTTCAGGAAGCCGCGCTGGGTTTTATGGCTCGCCACCAGGCTCAGCACCTGGGCCACGATCAGTGCCTGTTCAGCCGCTGCGTTGCCTACCTGATGGGCTGCTTTGAGTGTTCTGAGGCGACCGCTCAGAACATAACCTCCTACGCCTACGGCGACCTCGTTTCCGGCGAAGACAGCCGCTACATGGACATCAGCGGCAGCACCGGCAGGGTGGCCATGCTGGTTGATCCCAATTCCGGCATCTGCCATGCCGTCCCAGTGAAGATGATCTTCGAGCGGCTGATCGATACGCCGGCGCGTCGCCACTTGCGGCCCGTCAACTGATCCATTCGCCAAGGCAAGGGGAGCCGTCATGCGCACTATCAGCATCAATCTGGAACTGACCGAGAAGCAGGCGGCCGCACTGCGCGGCACCCTGCAGGTCATGCATCGCCAGCGCCTGCAGGATGAATTCTGGTGTGACCGGTACAGGTACATCCCTCACGCAATGCGGGCCGGGCACATCGTCGCCAGCTGCCCAGACATGGCCGCCAGCGTCAAGCTGGTGGCGGCACTGAATATGGCTGAGCGCGAGAGCGCAGGCGGGGCGGAATAAATGCAAGCCGAACTGCAACGTGAAGTGCTCAACCGCATCGCGGTGAACTACAGCCTGAGCAAGGTCTCTGGCGAGTGGATCCGTGGCGGCATCTGCCCATCCTGTGGCAAAAAGGAGCTGTATACCCACGCCCAGAACCCTTGGGTACTGCGCTGCGGCCGTGAGAGCAAATGCGGCGACACCTTCCACGTAAAAGACCTGTTTGACGACCTGTTCAACGACTGGAGTGAGCGCTACAAGGCTACGCCCGAGCAGCCCAAGGCAACGGCCCGGGCGTACCTGGAATATGCCCGCGGCTTCAAAGAAGAGCTGATCGGCGGCTGGTATACCCAGGAGTACTACCACGACCGCGAGCTGGGTATTGGCTCTGCCACGGTGCGCTTTGAGCTGCCCGGCGGCGGTTACTGGGAGCGGCTGATCGACCAGCCGCACCGGTTTGGCAAGAAGAAGGCGCGCTTCTCCTACGGCACCAGCCACAAAGGCGGCTGGTGGTGCCCGCCCTGCGTCGACCTGCTTGCAGTTGATGAGCTGTGGATTGTGGAAGGCATCTTCGATGCCATCGCCCTGGTGCATAACGGCATCAGCGCCGTGTCCATCATGAGCTGCAACAACTACCCGGAAAAGGCTCTGGCAGCGCTGGCCGCTGACTGCAAGACCAATGGCAGTAAGCTGCCCAAGCTGGTCTGGGCGCTGGACGGCGACCACGCAGGCCAGAGCTACACCCGCAAATGGGTAGACCGTGCCGAGCAGGACGATTGGCGCTGCTCAGCTGCGCAGATTCTCCAGGGCCAGCGCAAGCACGACTGGAACGACCTGCACCAGCTGGAGCAGCTGACCGAGGAAAAAATCAAGGAGGTGCGCCACCACGGCGACCTGCTGACGGCCAAGACCGCTGGTGAAAAGGGCCTGCTGATGTACACCTGGCGCGAGCGGCAGGAGTTCTATTTCGGGTTCAACAGCAACCTGTACTGGTTCAAGCTGGACATGACCAAGTACAACAAGGTCCTGACCGAGCTGAGCGAGTCAGAGAGCGTGGACGTGCGCACCATGTCTGACTTTGAGTTGCGCGAAAAGGCCCTGGAGCAGTCCGGCGCGGTGATCCGCATCGCCAACTGCTACCCGCAGGCGCTCTACTTCCAGCGCAACGAGATTACTGACGAGTCGTGGTATTACTTTCGGATCGACTTCCCCCATGACGGCGGCAGCGTCAAGAGCACCTTCACCGGCGGCCAGGTGTCGGCGGCGGCGGAGTTCAAAAAGCGTCTGGTGTCGACCGGTGCAGGCGCTTACTTCACCGGGTCCGGCCAGCAGCTGGACAGGATCATGCAGGACCAGCTGTTCGGCATCAAAACCGTCGAGACCATCGATTACATCGGTTACAGCAAGGAGCACCAGTGCTATGTGCTCGGCGACATTGCCATCAAGGGCGGCCAGCTGTACCAGGTCAACGAGGAAGACTTCTTCGAGTTCGGCAAGCTGCGCCTGAAAAGCCTGCTGAAAACCATCCCGCTGGAGATCAGTCTCAGTGAAAACAAGTACCGTGAGGAATGGCTGGGCTGGCTGTGGACCGCTTTCGGCGCCAAGGGCGTCATCGCCCTGGCGTTCTGGGTCGGCTCGCTGTACGCCGAGCAGATCCGTGCCCAGTACAAGTCCTTTCCATTTCTGGAGATTACCGGCGAGGCGGGCGCGGGCAAGTCAACGCTGATCCAGTTTCTGTGGAAGCTCTTCGGCCGCGACTACGAGGGCTTTGACCCATCCAAGTCGTCAGTAGCGGGTCGTTCCCGGGCCATGGGGCAGGTATCCGGCATGCCGGTGGTGCTGATCGAGGGTGACCGCAACGAGCCGGACAAAGCCCACGCCAAGTCATTCGACTGGGACGAGCTCAAGGACTTCTACGGCGGAGGCACGCTGCGCACGCGGGGCGTGAAGACCGCCGGCAACGAGACCTATGAGCCACCGTTTCGCGGCACCATCGCCATCAGCCAGAACGCGGCAGTGAGTGCGTCCGAGGCGATCCTGACCCGTATCGTCAAGTTGCACTTTCAGCGTCCGGTGGCCACCGATGCCAGCCGCGCCGCGGCGGACAACCTCAACCTGATGCAGACCGAGGACGTCAGCCAATTCCTGGTCCGCGCCTTGCGACTGGAAGACCAGATGGTCGCCACCTTTGGCAGCCGCGTCGGCGTGTACGAAAAGGAGCTGCGCGGCCTGAAAGAGATCCGCATCGAGCGCATCGCCAAGAACCATGCCCAGATGATGGCCCTGGTCGATTGCCTGGAACACCTGATGCCGATCACCCAAGCCCAGCGCGCCGAAGTGGAACTGGTGCTGCGCGGCATGGCAGTGGCTCGCCAGCAGGCGGTCAACGCAGACCACCCGGCCGTGGCCGAGTTCTGGGAGGTGTACGAGTACCTGGAATCGCTGGAAGAAGGCCCGGTGGTCAACCACAGCGCCGACCCCAAGCTCATTGCCATCAACCTCAACGAGTTCGCCAAGGTCGCGGCCAACAACCGTCAGAACATCGCCGACCTGACCCTGCTGCGCGAGCTGCTGAAAGAGAGCCGAAGCCACAAATTCATCGAAAGCAGTCGCGCCGTGCACAGCGTCATCCGCGCCAGTGCCCGCGTCGAAGCCTTCGACAAACCCAAACCCGGCACCATCAAGTGCTGGATCTTCAAGAAGTAGGGCGCGGCAACGCCCTGTTGTTATCACCAAAGGAGAGTACCCATGCAAGAACATGAAGCACACGGCAGTAGCCAGACAGAGATTACCACGGGCGATATCGGACAGCTTGAAGCGCTGGTCTGCCTGATAGGAAATGACGCCTTCGCAATGTCGTTTCAGAGTGTGAGACAGTACCGGGAGGCATTGCTCAATGCAGCGCCTGCTGTGCAGGGGGAGTCATCCCCATGCCGCTGCGTTCAGTGCGAGCGCTGCCAAGGAAACGGCGAAATCATCACGGACTGGGAGCGGTACGAGAATCCGCGCCCATGTGATGCTGCCGATGCTTTCGTTGTCGAATGTCCTGATTGCAGGGGTGTTGGAAGATTGCATGTCGCCACGGAGGCCATGCAGCCCGCAGAGCAGCAGCCCGACAAGTACGCAGACTGCGATCTGGAATGCGGCGCTTACGGCACCTACTGCAAATGCGCAGCGGAAGCCCAGCAGCCCGAAAGCCAGCAACCGAAGTGCTGCACCTGTCGAGACGGTATGGACTTCACGACAATCAACGGAGTCGATATAGCCGTGGGCGAAGACTTAACCGACGGAGTTTATACCCTCAATGTCATGGCCCAGGGGCAGGACGGCCCGATAGTCCTCGTACACATCCACCAACACCGGTGCGCGACCAGAGAAACACCGCAGCCCGCGCCGGACGTTTCGGGGCTGGTGGAGGCGCTGGAAGGTGTGCTGGATGGCCGTCCATTGGATACCGAGTTCTGGGATCGGTGCGAGCAATTTATTGCCGCCCACCGCAAAGGGGGTATCTCATGAGCGACTTTGATTTCTTGAAGAAAGCATTCTTCCGCTTGGACGAACTAGAGAAGATATACAGCAGCGAACGGGACGGAAAATGCAACGCCGCTGCGGCATCTATGGAGGCAACAATTAGGGATTTCTTGAAAGTGATTAAGGAGCCCAGCCATGACAACCAATAAGCCGTTGTTCCGCTTCAATGCTCGGGTAGTCGAATCTGACCCCACCGGCTACTACATGACGCGCTGGGATAGGGCGCAGTCTGTATCCGTTATTGCACACAATCACGACGAGGCTTTCGAGAAAGTCAGGACGCTGATGGGCAACCCGACTCGCCATAGCGCGTGGGCTGTGAGAATTGATTCGGCTGAGGAGATTATTGATGACAACCAATAA